AACAGCAGGAGGAGCAGAGTTCAACTCGTCCAAGAAGATGATAGCAGTAGACTCAGGGTCCACAGGCAGTTCTGCAGGCGGAGCCCAGACCATCTTGCCCTGATCGGCATTGTAGTAGGGGATACCTTTGATGTCAGTGGGTTCCCACAGAGCCAGGCGGACGTCGATAACTTCACGCTCTAGTTCGTCACCGATCTGCTTGACGAGATCGGATTTACCAATGCCCGGAGGACCCCAAAGGAACGCAGGACGACGCACTTTCAGTGCTTTACGGATCGCCTTCTTGGCGCTCTTGGGTCCGCATTGGCGGACGCTGATATCAGTGGATTTGCTCATTCGAGACCTCCTAGTTAGTTTCTCAGTATCATAAGTATAGCACCGATCCCGGAGCCTGTCAACTCTGGATCTTTACATAGTTTAGAGCTGTTGTTTTATTGCCACGCTGGTTCTTGATCTTGCCCTTGATGCGCAAGTTAGTGCCTACTGACAGTTCCTTAGAGAACCAGAAGTCCACGAAACTGTCGCCCATGCGAGCATCGATCTTGAACTTGGCGTATTCCTGCGAGTAGCGGGTCTTCATCACTGTGATGTCACCCACGATCACGTCACCTATAGCTCCGGGGAGCTGTTCCGAGGCATAGATCTCTCGTTTGAGTTCTGTACGCTGTTGATCTCGCTGGGCCACGTCGGGCAAGCAGCTGATCACAGCGAAGTCAAACATATCGCGACCCGTAAATGTATCCTTGGCAGCGATCTTCATGGCCTGACGCTGGAAGTCGTTGAGCTGCCCAGTGAGGGCCATCAGGGTGTAGCTCTTGAAGTGATCCCGGGCGCTGCGTCCTGCAGCGTAGTCGGCCTCAGTGACTTCTACGAAATCGTTGGTGCGTAGCCATTCTTTGACCAATGCTTTGTTGGCCTTTTTGGCTAGATAGGGCGGAGTTGCGTTCATCATCCACTCGTCCATCTTGCAGTAGCCGCCATTGATGCGATGTGCTGCGGCAGCGCAGGCCCAGACTTGATCAGCAGTGAATTCCATGGTTCGCTCCGTGTTCTTCATTGTCTCTAGTATATAGCCATCGACCCAAACTGTCAACCTGAGGGGAGTGCCGGCGGTGTGGCTTTTTTACAACACAGGGCCAAAAAGAAAGGGCCCTAGTGGACCCTTCCTCAAACCCGCCCCGGGAGCGAATCGGATTGGATTTGAAACGCCTGTATTACAGGGTCATACCTGCGGCCTTGGCCTTGTAGCCCAAAGCAACGATCTCACGGCTGGGTTTGCCCATCACATACTCAGTGACTTGGACGCCATTGCCTGCTGTACGGCTGTTGGCATAAACAGCATAACCGTTGGCACGGATGCGGCTGGCTTCAGCAGCCAAATTGCCTACGCCAAAACGCTTCTTGGCTTCTGCGGGAGTAAGAGTCTCACCGTGGTACAGGGCATTAAAAACTTTAAAAGTCTTGGTTTCTGGATTCAAACGTTTCATGATCTAAGTTTCCTTATTAGTAGAGCTGATAAAATGTTGTTCAGCGTTCAATTATTATACGACCTTGCTCAGAAAAAATCAACGAGCAATTTCACCAAACTACTTCTTAGTGACCTTCACAGAGGGTGATACCGCGGCACCCAAAATCAGTGCGGCCAACCACGTCCAAATGGTATAGGGTATGGCCAGCACAGGGAACAAGGTATTGAGGCTCCACAGGATCAGCAGAGGCCCCAGGGCCATCAGGAACACTATCAGTGCCCCGATCCCTAAGATTTTAAATATCGTACTCATTAGTAGGCACCCTTCATGATAGTAACCTTGGCCATGTTCTGCCAATTAGCAGGGAAGCTCTTGCGCAGATCTGCACACTTCAAAACAGTACGCAGGCTTAGCTCACGCATTTGGGAACGATTGTCCTCGATGAACTGTACCACTTCATCTTTGGCGATGTCCTCGAGCTCGTATGAGTCCAACATGCCGTCTTTGACGATCTGCTTGATACGGAGCACCTTCTCACGATCGGTGTCCATGCGCAGATCGATGTAGTGGCAACGGCTCTCAAGAGCAGCCAAGTGTTCTTGCAGTTTCTTAGAACGAACGTTCTCGAACTTCAAGTTAGTGATAAAGATAGCACCACCCTTGAAATCGAACTTGTCCGGCACGCCCTCAGAGCGTAGCAGTCGCGAATCAGTGTTCCACGAGATAGTACGCTTCTTGGAGGAATCTAGGGCAGCCTTGAGAATGTTCAGAGCCACATCGTCCAAAAGGATGCTGTCACAGTCGTCGAACACCAAGATGCTCTTCGGGTCCGAATACTTGTAGAGCTTAGAATACAAGCCAATGGCACTCATAGCACCTTTGACGATCTCGTATTTGGGCTTGCGCTGACCCATCATATCGAACAGGTCGTCTTTGGCAAGTACTTCTTCAACACCAAACGATTTGCCCACACCCGGAGGGCCAGTGACGATCATAGCTCGCACATCACCACTCTTGACTGCTTTGGTCATGTCCTTGAGGATCTCAAAGCGCATACGGGTACGCTCGATGATCTCTTCGTCAGTCTCGTGAGCTACAGCCTGATCTGGCACTTTGATCTGGGTCATGTCTGTGACAGTTGCATCACCTTTGGCGGGTTTCTTCAATGCCTGAAGCATCATGACTCCTTGTGGAATTGGTTTAGCAGAGCCCGCAACATTGTAGGCACCCTGCTCGCAACGGATGCGGATTGAACGATCCGGGAAGCCGGGTTGACTGCCACCCTCTACGGTAACATAGCCTTCGCCGCTTTTGGACACTTTGTAGTCTTCTACGAGTTTAAAAGTCATGCCCGCAACATTAGTGGGCTGGCCCTTGATATTGTAGTAACCCTCAGTGAAAGTAATATACATCAGTTCGCTCCTGTGTGTGTTCATCATAGTCGTAGTATACTGCCATTAGAGGCTGTTGTCAACCTCTAATAGCCCTAGCCCACGTAGGGTTATTCGTCCTCTGCTACCTTCAGGGCACTCAAGGCCTCAGCCAAGGGCACCAACCCATTCTTGATCAAGCCCTGGGTCTCGTAGACGCAACCCGCGTACCAAACGCCGTCACGCATGACATAGTAGTACTCACCAAAGCAGCTCTCTACCTGCTCAAGGAACTCTTCGAACGAGTGTGCTACCCGATAGCCCACATCTTCCTCACCACGGTCCTTGTAGAAGTTCATTTCCTCTACAGTGGGCTGGACACCTGAGTTGTCACCCAGCGCGACCAATTGGTTAGCAGCCGCAGAGTCGTAGTACTCCTGCAGGACCCTGCCTGTGTGGTCCAGATAGCCATCATAGTGGCAGTAAACTGATTTGCAGACATCGCCGTGCATGACGGCTACTCGTGATCGTGTACCCATTTCATCGCTCCTTGTTGTTAAACAATAACTCTATTATATGCTCTCACGAGCCCGTTGTCAACCGAAGTTCGTTGCCTACCAGCTCAAAACCCTCTACAAAGATGTGATGCTGGTCATCCGACAGCCGGATGCAGCGATCAGCAGCACGATAGACATCACCCCACGTGCAGCCCATGACCGGTACATGATGACCGTGGTAGACCACGAACGAATCGCTGGGGTAAGGGTGATCCCGGAGGAACCCGTGTATGGGCAGCTCGTAGATGCTCCATATCGACCTCAGCCCGTTCTCACGTTGGAAACGGCCGTAGTAGTCCATCTTTGAGTCGAACTCTGCTGAGTCCTGGCTATAGGCATCAGCTAGCCCTAGTTCGAAGCCCTTGATGACACGATGCAGCTGATCAGCCAGATCGTTGCTGATCACACCAGTGAGACGCTGTTGTACAGTGCGCAGCTCGCAGAGTGTGTTGTGGACAGTCCGGAAGTCCTCACCACGTAGAGTTACTGTTTCCATTCTATGCTCCTTTGATAGCAGCGAACAAGGCCGCAGGGGGTAGTTCTCCTACCTTGACGATCTTTTCCGGTATGGGCTGATGCTCATTGCCTGTGAGTATGTTCTTCAGTCTAGCCCTACGAGCCGTGACTTTGATGACCAAGCCCATGTAGAGATAGTTGTAGTTGCACCATATGACCCGGTCGCCCACTGTCAAGGGCTGGCCTAATTGATCTTTGACCATCGTCGCTCCTTTCACTGTAGCCTACAGTATACAGTCAATTTGACCAGTTGTCAACCTACATCGTCCAGTAGAGTTCAGAGCTAGGGTCGCAGCAGCGCGGGGTGTTGACGCTCTGTGTGAACTCAGCCCCTGTCATCAAGTTGCGCTTCGTGACACGCTGTTCTATCACTGAGTGATACCATGCAGCTTCCGCAGCGGCCATCCAGAACAGGGGGTCATCTTCCTCAACATTGCTGCCCGGCACGTAGGGAAAGTGACGAACATACTTCTTATGGGCTCGGGTGATAGCTGCCTGTGCAGCAGGGTGGGTCTTGTAGCTCTTTACTACGGCTGACGTTCGTTTATCGTATACGTACCACATCATGCACCTCTCTTGTCTGTGTTATAGAATGGGTTCTCTGCTCGGATCAGCTCACGCTCGCGACGATGAGCCTCTGCTTTGCCACGGACGATCTCAAGGACGCGAACATCGATGTCGTCTTTGGATGCATAGCTCCGGAGCAGCTCACATAGTGCCCAAGACTTGGTCTCCGTCTTGGCACGATAGTAGTGCTTGGCTACCCTAGCGCGAACTGACTTCAGTACAGTAGTCTCAGTCTTGGCAGTGACACCAATGTAAGAGCCCTGGGGGCCCACTATGGTGTAGATGATGTGATTGCGATCTGATCGTTTCTTCATGTTGTTAGTATAGCACCCCTGGACCAAACTGTCAACCAAAAAGATGCTGTCCAAACTGTGGCATTTTGGCAACTGTTTGGCGCCTGCAGCGGCACTCTCCTTTCCGGCCCAAAAAGAAACCCTATAGCCTAGTCAACTATAGGGTCTCTTCACTGCTGCTGCTGTGCTGCTGTTGGTGGCCCGACCGGTAGGAATCGAACCTACGACTCTCTGCTTAGAAGGCAGATGCTCTATCCACTGAGCTACGGTCGGATATCTTTGTCTCTCACTAGTGCTGCTAGTCTGCTGCTGTGCTGCACTGTGGATTTGGTGGGCCCTACAGGACTCGAACCTGTGACCAAGCGATTATGAGTCGCCTGCTCTAACCAACTGAGCTAAGGGCCCGTATCCAGTTACTTACGCTGCTCTCGACCCGTGATCAAGAATTCCTGGAGATCGTCCACGGGATCACGAGTTTCAAACACATGTTCAGCTGCTGTTGCTGCGCGATCCATGTCCCACTTTGAAGGATAGTGCCTCAGCACACCGCGGGCACGGATCCTGATATCCTTAGGAACCCTGGGAGTTTTACTGGGATCCATGAGATCTTGTAAGAATCGCTCTGCTGCTAGCACAGCCCTATATCGTTCATCTGGTAGTGTCATAGTCCATCGATCCTTGCTCATCGCTCGCTTCTTTAACATCAGTATATTATAAGGCCAAACACTCCTAGTGTCAACTACTAGCAGCGGGGCCTATATCCAAAATGCCAGACTGATCAGGAGCATGCATGTGACAGTGATCCGACACTGCTGCCTAGTCTGCCATGACTCTGCGCTAAATGATTCCCACCCTAGTATCAAGATGAAAGGTAACTGTGCTAGTATAGCTGCTAGTGTGATCAAGGTACGCTCCTATCGTGTATATATCGTAGATCACACACGAGATCTCGCAGCGGGGCCACCGTAGAGATCGGTCCAGGAGCGGTGATCACGGTGAGAAATGGCATCGAACGGTGGGAAATCGGGTGGTCCTAGACGGAAATCACTGTAGATCTATTCTTGACCCATGGTGGTTTGACAGGCTATGCTCAAATGGTCACACAATTCCACACAATATCACACAATATCACACAGAACCACACCCGGCACACGCACACAACCTACGCAGCGGGGCCTATACGCTAGGCTGACTTTAGTCTAGGCTCAGTAAATCACACTTTACTGGCCGCTGTCTTGTTCGATTTCCCAATCCCATACAGTGTCTTCTTGGATCACATATGTAGCAGTGACCACACGGCCGTCAGGTAATCGGCATTGTTCCACTTCCCAGTTATCCCCCAGTTCCACACGTTCTATGCGATCTAGGAAGCCCAAGCGAGCATTGCGCGAGCGCTGGGCTATTCGGGCTCCGGCCCGACTATTATAGTAACGCTCACGTTCTCCAGTATCTCCGTGAGTCAGATAATAAACGGTCTTAGGCATAGTGCTAGGATCAGTATCACTAGGGTGGGTTTTGACAATTGCCAAAGTGTCCACGCTGTGACTACGAACGTAAATTCCAGTGCTTGTTGAATAGTGTGCATACTAGTACTTATTAGATCTCTTGCGGCCCGCATGCTTTTGGGCTAGAGCGAGTAAATATTCTTACATGCTATACACATTTGAACTCACTGAAGATCAGCTAGATCGAGTCTCTGACTATTTGGACATGCTTATACGCACAGGGACAGCATCAGTACATCCTAGGAGTTCAGCACAGGATCACTGACGATCTAATCTGGGTTACTCTAGACTGTGCAGAGCAAACAGCAGTATGGATCGGCTTGGCCATTCTATGATCTTGGACACCATCGTGATCCTTTGGTTATCAGCTGTTGCGGTGTTGATTTGGTTTACTATTAGATAAACTATGAACTATCTGTTATGCTATCGCTGGGCTCCATGGTCAGAAGACGCAGATGTTGACGCAGTATGGGAGTTTGTCGAACGTCATCAGGGACACATAGAACAGCTTAGAGATACTGTGGACTTCTACATACCCGATCAGTATCAGTCATTGCTATTACTGCGCTTCCCTGGGCTGCGTGCCATTCCAGCTTTGGACTACATAGTCTAAACCCCTAGAAAAATCGCTGCCGCTGCTGCTTCGCAGCTAGTGAATTATCTCTGCTCAAAATTCATCAAAAATTTTGCGCGGCCCCTTGGGCGGAGAATTATCAGGATCTGGCCTGGGCTAGGGTCGCTGCCAGTAAATAGAGGATGTCAGTTGTTCTAGAACAAAATCACATCAGGGTCGTGGATTCAGCTCTTTCGGGGGAGTTCTGCGATCATTTAACTTCTGCATTTGAACAGTGTAGTCGTTGGCACAAGGAACGCCCCGGGGATTGGGCCAAACTCATAGAGCTGGATTTGAACAGCAGGCACGGGCAGGAATTGGCGCATAATCGAGGTCGTCCCTGGGTCAAAGCACGTGGCACCCATGAATACGATTTCACTGAAGACTGCGAAAAACTACTGGCTGTGACCCGTGATCAAGCACAGCAGTATAGAGATCGCTGGGATCCTCTGAGGATGATGCCCCAGACATGGTCAGCGGAGAGCTTCCGTATCAAATGCTATAGACCCAACGGTCGCCATGAGTTTAAGCTACACGCAGACGGAGTTGGCAGAGATCAGTGTTCTAGATTCCTCAGCTTTCTCTACTACTTGAACGATTCAGATGCGGGCACAGAGTTTCCGGAACTGGGCATCACTGTAGAAGCTAGACGAGGTAGGCTGTTGATGTTCCCGCCCACATGGCTTTACCCTCATCGTGGCCTCATGCCCGGGGATGGTCAGACCAAATACATCTTGAGCACCTATCTACACTATGTTGAATAACCAATTCGCTACCCCTATATGGGTAGAAGACTGCCGGGGCCCAGAGCTGGATCAGATAGATCGAGAGATCGAAAGGGCCCTGGGCTGGGCTCGAGCCCGAGACACACCCTGGGAAGAGCTGGGACAGACTACCTTTGATTTTGGGGGCTGCGATGATGTCTCTAAGTATGGCATGGAGACCTTGGCCCTGGTGTTAGATCGAGCTGTGAGTGATTTCTGTGAGAGTGTGGGCTACCCTGAACCCTGGCCACAGCGAGCGGATTCGTGGCTGAACTGGTACTCACAGGGCGATTTCATGTTTGAACACATACACCCTGATAGGCTGATCTCGGGCTGCTACTACCATAGGGTACCCGAGGGGTCGGGCCTGCTCAAGTTCAAGAACCCTAACCCCCTGATGCA